AAACGGCTTTTGATCCCGCAGTTTATTCTATTGGTGTTCCTGGAGTAAATGTTGATACCAATACCAACTGGATCGATGAGCATGTTGGCGAACTATGGTGGGATCTAAGTTCTGTAAAATTTGTTTGGTACGAACAAGGCGAGTTAGATTTTAGAAATAACTCTTGGGGAAATTTATTCCCAGGATGTACAATTGACATTTATGAATGGGTATCTAATACAAACCTTCCCGGTCAATGGAGTGCAATTGCTGATACAAATGCCGGTCTTGCTCAAAATATTAGCGGTCAGCCTAAATTTCCATCTAATTCTGTAATCAGCATAAAACAAGTTTATAATGCAACCACTAATGCCTTAACAAACATTTATTATTACTGGGTTAAAAACAAAGTTGTTATACCTCAAGTTCCTGGTAGGAATATAAGTGCTTACGATATTGCTCAATTAATAGCAAATCCAAAAACACAAGGTATGAAATATGTTTCGTTGCTTGCCAATAACGCTATATCATTGACTAACATGAAACCTGATATTGTAGGAACTGACATTAATTTAAACATTGATAAAGAACCTATTAATAATCCTATAAACAAACACACTGAGTGGGTATTATTACAGGAAGGCAATTACGAAAGTCAGCCAAATAGTTTATTATTAAAAAAATTAAAAGACAGTTTATTAGGTAGAGACAGTATAGGAAATCAAGTGCCTGATCCGTTATTATCGAGTAGATTAAAATATGGTATAAACGTTCGTCCTCGCCAAAGTTTCTTTGTAGATAGATTCTCTGCACTAAGAACATTAGTTGAGTACAGCAATTCTATTCTTTCTAATATTAATTTTGTTAATGTTGTTAACACTGATTATTTTACTGCTAACGAAACTTATGCTTTACCTGCTACCGGTGTATATGATGTTGTGGTTGACTCTGTGATAGCCAGAGATCAAACAATTGTAACACGCAAATTATCTCAAGCAACTTTAGCAATTACACTAAAATACGGTAGAATATCTAATGTGACTATTCTTAACAATGGTTATGGGTATGGAAATTTATATCCTGTAGAATACGATCTTAATAATAATCCTTCAGTATGGATAGGACCAACAGTTGAAATTTTTGGTAACGGATCAGATGCCAAAATAGTTACCTACGTTAACAAAGTTGGACAGGTAATTAAAACTGAGGTTAAAAATACAGGAAAAAATTACACAACAATATCTGCAATTGTACGACCATTTACAGCATTAATTCAATCAGACGAAACTGTTAATAATCGCTGGAGTTATTATACATGGAATTATACCGAAAAAGTTTATTTGAGAATCAAAACTCAAAGTTGGAATACTCCGGAATATTGGTCTTATGTTGATTGGAAAGACAAGACCTATGATAGAAATAAAGACATACTGAAAACAGTTGATAGTGTTTATGAACTGTCCTATGTTGAAAATGTAAAAACAGGTACTTATATTAAAGTAAACAATGCCGGTGATGGTCGTTATGTAATATTAAGAAAAACTGACGGCACTAGCGGAACATTTGATAAACAGTTTGATCTGCTATATCAGCAAAACGGAACAATTCAAATTAATAATATGATTTGGGATAATCAGTTTGGTTTTGATTATGAAGTTGGGTTTGATCAATTAAAATACGATCAAAAACCTGATATTGAAACTGAAAGTATTATCAATGGATTGCTAGATTTATTCACAGGCAAACTTGCAGTATATGCCAATAATCTATTCTTTAAGATGGTCAAATATGCCATGGCCGAACAGAAGTTTTTAGATTGGGCATTCAAAACATCATTTATTACTGTAGTTAACAATGCAGGTGCTCTTGATCAACGTCCTACATATAAACTCAATAACGAGACATATTACGAGAATTATATTAAAGAAACCAAGCCTTATCACACAAAAATTCGCAATTTCCAGACAAATTATACTGCTACAGATTTTACACAGTCAGTAACTACTGATTTTGACAGTCCGGCCATTTATAATACCATATTACAAAAATTTGTACCTGTTAAGTTAGGCGATCCTCTAACACTACAATCGCCTTGGAAAGAATGGTATAACAATTATACCTATCATGTAGATAGTGTAGAAATTTATAATGGTGGATCTGGGTATACTCATGCTCCCCAAGTTGTGTTCAGCCCGGCGCCCGGCGATAGCGGATCGGGCGCCGCCGGTGAGGCCTACATCAGTCAAGGTAAAGTAACCAAAGTTTTAATTACTAATCCAGGGTCTGGATATGCGGCTACTCCAATAATGACTCTACTAGGTGGCGGCCCGTCTGATGTAACTGCCGCAAGATTTGGTATTAGAATGAGTAACGGGCTGGTTAGAACACAAACTATTACAATGAAATTTGATCGGGTGTCTGGCTACAATGAAATTGACTCTGCCAAATCAGAAGATATATTCCATGCTGACGGCTATACCGATACTTACAAATTAACATGGACACCGACACCGGAAAAATCTTTAACTAATATTACTATTGACGGAATTAAAATATTATCTGATGCTTATAGTTTTGACTTAGGTACTGAAACATTTAACGGCTATACAAAGACATATGGTAAGATTAAATTAGTTGATGTCCCTGCATATACTGCCACTGTTATAATTAACTACACTAAAGATGTTGAGTTGTATCACGCTGTGGATCGTATTCGCGATTACTACAAACCAGAATCTGGAATGCCTGGTAATACAGCAACAATGTTGATGGCTGGATTAGAATATCCCGGAGTTACAGTAGATACATTGCCTTTAGTATCTTCAACAGGTTATGATTCTACACCATATGGTTCAAACAACTGGGACGACTATGTAGATGAACCGGGATTGTATCAAACAACTAGTCATGCAAACACTTCGGTATACACTTTAAATTATATTCCACAAATTGGAAATACGTTGACAGTTTATATCAATAATATCCGTTACATGACCGGAACAACAATATTAAACACATTATCTAATCATTTACAATTAGTTAATGGGTTGATTCATCCTGACGGTTTTACAAAAACTGTAAATATTTTTACTACATCCACTGGTACAGTATCATTTAGATTAGCATCAAGTGACGGTTCTATACCAATTGTCGATCCAGATTTAGACACTTACATTTCTGGAGGACAAGGATTTACTACAATTAAACAAGCAGGTGTTACTGATAATCCGTCACCATTGTTAGATGATATTATTGTTGACGGTGAAAAATTAGTATCAACTTATAATAGTTACGGGCCTGAAGAAAACTTACCAAGCAGAGTCTCTGAAAGTTTAGGCATTAGTGTTTATACTCAACCAGCAACTGGGTCAGCAATCAGTATGCTTAGATCTTATATAGCAGACAGTACAACAAAAACATACAATTTAGGAATGACTCCGCCTAACACAGATTCTGTTGAAGTATTATGCAATGGGAAAATTATTACAGACTACACCATAAATTATAAAAATCAATCTATCACATTGACAACTGCAACTTCCGGATTGTTGTCTGTCAGAACAGTCGGAGTTGGCGGCACTAATGTCATTGATCAAATGACTATTACGGCTACAACTAACGGCCAGACCATTATTGACATGTCTCCTAGATTAGATGATGTTAAGGACCAGTATATCACTTTAAATGGAGTACGTTTAATTAAAAATACTGATTTTACATTTACAGCAAATAAACTTAGAACACGCATCACTCTCACATCACCGTTGCATACTAACGATGTTCTGCAAGTTTGGTTATTTGCCGCCCCTATAAAAGCATTCAGCGAAGTACGTTCACAAACAATAACTACACAACCAGGAGAAGATAATTGGGTATTAACGTATCCTCCTGAGAATATTCAACCATACCATACACAGGTTATTGTTGAAAAAGATGGCAAGCGTTTACTTCCTCCTGCAACAGTATATTTTACGGCAAATGGAACAAATAACAGTTACTCGTTAAACACTGACTATAATTGGGGACAAGGAGTTCCTTCTAGAAAAACAGTACAAGTTTATATAAACGGTGAACCTGCTAATTTTAGAACAGATTTTAATTTAATTCAAAATGAAAATAGGATTGAGTTTTTACCTAATGTACTTAAAAAGGGAGATGTAATTGCTATCTGTATTTTACTAAATTACGAATTTACAGTATCTGATGGCAATTTAAACTTTGTAAATCCAGTTACTTCGACAAGCACTATAATAGTTCATTCATTTACTAATCATGATGCTAGTTTAATTAGAACAGAACGATTCTTAGGAGGAACAAACAAACATTTCCAACTAGATAGAAAAGTTGCAGGACCTGAGTATTTGTGGGTTTCTTTAAATGGCACACCTTTGATGAGAAACTTTGATTTTAGTTTAGTTGATCTCAATTATGTAATATTGTCAGACTCTTTTGTGCTAACTCCTACTGATCAAGTAGTTGTTACAAGTGTCGGTAATATTATTGATGATGGTAAAATATTAGGCTACAGATCTTTCTTAGACAATTTAGGAAGAACCACCTATAAGAGAATCAGTTCAGCCAACTCTACAAAATTAGCGGCAACATTAACATCTACAGCAACTTCGATAAGTCTTGTAAATGCGTCAGTGCTTACACCTCCGGATTTTGATAAATTTATTCCCGGTGTTGTAATTATTAACGGTGAGCGTATTCAGTTCTATAAGGTTGAAGGCAACACACTATCGCAATTAGTTCGCGGCAGTTTAGGTACAGGCATACGCACCAGTTATCCTAAAGATACTGTAGTCATTGATCAAGGTGCATATCAAACATTAGATATACCAGATAATCAGACATCGTGGATGACTAATGTTACAGGTACACATGTTTTAAGATACAATATATCTAGTGTAATTGCTAAAAAATCTACGTCAACCGCATACGATGTTTACTACCAAGGTCGTTTGTTAAGAAAGCCCGGAACGGTTTATACCTTAACGGATACTACAATTGCATATGACAGCAACGAAATAAATGCAGTGGGAACACAGTCTAATGTAACTCTATATGGAGAATACTCTATCAGCAATGGCATATTAACGTTAAATACAGGAACAGTATTAAAAGTTGGGTCAAGAATTCAAGTAATTTCTCGCACTGGTAAGAGCATATATGCTAAAATCCAATCGGGAACTACTCATAATATTCCAGTAGATAGTATGCATCAGAACGCTACTGCCCAGATAGAATTCCTATCAAGATCACCGGCCGTACTGCCAGATAAATATTACTATGGACAACAATGAGAATAAAAATATGCCTGTAAATCCTCAACAACCTAAAGATCTCGACTCTCAAATGGCTGAATTTCCCGGAGTTAAAGTTCAAGGTCATATCAAGATTTATGACCCAGAAACTCAAGAAGTTTATGTTAATAAACGTAATGCTATTCACTACGAAAATTTTAGTCTTGCCCTTGTAAACTCTGTTGCCAATATGAGCTACGGTATGATTAGTAATATGAGTTTTGGTAATGGTGGTAGTCGTGTAGATCCTACAGGTATCATTACATATCTAACACCAAACACAGTTGGCACCAATGCTACCTTGTATAACGAAACATATACAAAAATTGTCGATGCTTCTAATACAACAAACATAGATCCCACAAGAAATTATATGGAAACACGCCATATTTTAGGCAACACGTATACAGACCTGTTAGTTAGTTGCTTGTTAGATTTTGGCGAGCCAAGCGGTCAAAATGCGTTTGATAACAGTAGCAATTTAGATGGCAAATATGTGTTTGACGAATTAGGACTTAAAGGTTCAGATGCCGCAGGTAATCTAGTCTTGTTGACCCATGTTATTTTCCACCCTGTACAAAAATCATTAAACAGAATGATACAGATTGACTACACAATTAGAATCCAAAGTATTAGTGGAGTGGGAGCATAATAGATGTCATATACAATATACTTTACAGACCTTGCTAAAACTAATGATGCTTTGATTATTGATGACAATATTATAGATTCAAGACTAAGTGTTTCATTTGTAGGAAAAAATGCATCTAATTATAGTTCTGCAATCAGCACAAATTTTTTACATCTTTTAGAAAACTTTGCAAATACTGAGCCTCCAAGTGGGCTGTCTGTACAAGGTCAATTATGGTATGACACTTCAAACCCTGACATTCCTGTTTTAAGAATTGGAAATCCGGCCGCAGGTAACGGGTCCCCTACATCATGGGCACCAGCAAGCGGCGTTTGGGCACAGACAACTAAACCTGGCTCTGACTCAACTTACGGCGGTGCAAAAGCCGGAGATATTTGGGTTAATACTGCTCAAGGTCAATTATATATTAATACTGATGGAACAAATAACTGGACACTAGTGGGGCCTAGTTTTAGTGGAACATTACAAACAGGAAGTTTTCCAGAAATTGTAAATGATAATTTTGGTGCGCCTCACTATGTTATTAAAAATTATGTCAACGGCACGATTGTTGAAATTGTCAGTAATGATGCATTTATTCCTCAATCTCGAATCGTAGGATTTACAAATATATTACCAGGTATAAATCTCAGTTCGTTAAACAATATATCAATTAATGCTACTGCTTATGCGGCAAAAAACTTCTTGGTAACATATCCAAGTACCGCTTATATATCTGCAAATAATTTTGTAAGGAATGATATTGACAATAAGATTACTGCCGGCCTTACAGTTCAAAATGGTGTTATAATAGGAACAGATTCTACCCTCAATATTAGAGTTAATCCTTCATTGGCACGTGAAGCACAGATTATAAATTCTTTCAACGGCGGCAAAGTAACCATTGTTGCTTACAACAATACCACTCCTATAACTTTAATTAATGCAAACGGTAATGCAAAAAATGTTGGTATAGGATTACCAGCAGGTATTGACCCTAATGCAAATGCAACTCTTGAAGTTGGTGGAAATATATTAATATCTGGCGGTGTATTAAATGTCAACACTAGTTCTAAATCTACATTTGGCGGCGATTTAGCCGTTGTTGGTAACATTTCAAATACTGGAACAATTACTGCCGGTGACGATTTAACAGTTGGCGGTCAACTTTATGTAAACTGGAATAATGGCGCCACTGGTCCTGCTATTCTGCCAGGAACTTCGGGGAATCCTTTAACAGAGATATTTGATATAGGTAGTCCTACTGCTAAATTTAGAACTGTATATGCAGGTAGTTTCCAGGGAGCATTAGGTGGTAATGCACAAACTGCTAGTAGTTTAACTAATGCAAGTATATTTGCTATTCAGGGTGATATACAAACAACTAATGATGTAACCTATAGAGGGTTTGGTACACATATTTTTGCAACAACTATTACAGCAACTGCAATAACTGGAAAACCTGTTTCTCTAAATACATCGACTAACAACTGGACCACCTTTTATAATAATACAAATACATTTTCTTTACTAGGTGTAGAGCAACAACCTTTAGCAGTTCCAAAATTAGTTCAAATTGAAAAGCAAAATTTCTTAGCCGACATTTATGCAAATTTAGTACCAACGGGTGCTATTATTCCGTTTGCAGGATTAGGGGTACCAGCAGGATGGTTATTGTGTGACGGACAGGCCGCTTATAAATCTCAATATCCTGCATTGTTTAATGCAATTGGCTATGCGTACGGTGATATTCAATCTAATACAAATGTTTTTAAATTACCAGATCTAAGAGGGCGTGGTGTTATTGGTTATGATGATATGAACAATGGAACACTTGGATTATCTAAGGCAGATAGAGTAGCAAGTGCTATAACTCCTGACGGCACTAACGGATCGGCAGCAACTATCTCCGGAGGAACATCCACAGTTGTAGTTTCAACTGGTACAATATCAACTGGCACAGGTGCTAGATCTGTTGTTAGTAATGCAAAATCGTTGAATGTTATGAATCCATATCTAGCATTGAATTACATAATTAAAACTTAAGGTATAAAAAAATGTCGTATACAATAACACTAGCAAATGGAAATACACTCGCAGTCGTGGCCGATCAAAGTTTCGATAAGGTATCTTCAAGTTTAACTCTTATTGGTAAAAATGTTAATGCCTATGGCCGGTATGTAAATGAAAATTTTGTAAGTTTATTAGAGAATTTTGCCAACATAGCCCCGCCATTAAACCCTATTACAGGACAGTTATGGTATGACACTTCTGTACAACGTCTAAAAGTTTATTCTAGTGCCTTAACAGATTTCAAACCAGTTGGAAGTCCTGTTATTTTTGCAACAAATGATCCAGCCGCAGAACCTCCAGGTAGTGTTCAAGGCGACCTATGGTGGAATCCCACATTCAAAGAACTAAGATATCTTGATGGCATTACATGGTATAAAACTTCGGAACAATTTAATCCGTTTGGTGAAGGACAATCTGGTTGGTTTGTTGAACAACAAGCAGACTACGCAAACACTGATCATGTTGTAACTAAGTTATATAATGACGGTAAGTTACTAGCCGCAGTGACCGATGTTGACATTAGACTTAATCCTTCAGTACCTTTATTAGGTACAAACACTTTACGTGCTGGTATGACATTAGATCCTAGCATAAAGATTTACGGTACTGCTACAAATTCTATCAATTGGAATGATGTTTCTACAAGTTCTTTTATTCAGAAAGATCTTTATCAAGCAACACACGGTGCATTGGACATATTGAACAATGCCGGTTTAGGAATCGGAACATACACCAATATGCAATTATTAGTAGAAGATTCCGGCTCAACAACTACCAGCATTATATTGATTAGCAATGTGAACGAAGATTTCCAATTAAGGTACAATTACTTTGACGGCATTACTGGAAGCGGTACAGGCACTGCAATATCTCTTGTTGGTGCAAGTAAACGAATGGGCATATTCCAAACTTCGCCTGCTACTACATTAGATGTAAACGGTGATACACTAATACGTGGGACACTGACAGTATTAGGGACAAGTACAACTATTCAATCTAATGATTTGAGAGTTACTGATAAAAATATTATTTTAGCAAATTCCAGTACAAGCGATATTGTAGCAGACGGCGGCGGCATTACACTAAAGGGTACTACAGAAAAGACATTTAATTGGTACAACAGTACAACTTCTTGGACCAGTAGTGAAAACCTAGATCTTGCTGTAGGAAAAAGTTTTAAGATTAATGGTGTAGATGTATTGACTGCAACTTCACTAGGTACGGGTACGCGACATGCACCCGGATTAATTGATCTACCAATTCTTGATCACTTTACTGTAACAAATTTATCAATACAAAATAGTGGTCCTGGTTTATCTGGGGGCATTTTTAAGACTCCTTATAAAGATCCTAATACTTTCCAATTGTATCATTCAGATCTTTATATTGAAAGTACTGGTACAGGTTGGATCAACTTAGGCGACTATACACAGATTTATCATTCTGCACAGACCCAATCAGGTGATCCAAGGCATACATTAATTACCAAGGGATATCTAGACGATCAAGTATCATTTATAAGTCAAGGAACAACTTATAAAAAGACCTATACTGTGACAGTAGACATTACAGCAGTTGGAAATCAAAGTCAAGGTAATATCAATGCTTATATTAAGAGTTATCTAGATAAAGTGTTACCAATTGATGGTAGTAACGGTCTGGCACCGAGTTCACCGGGCTACAATGCAACAGAAAATTCTTACTATGCACAACCGATCGGCGCTAGAGCCAATGTTATTGCTCAATACTATACTGGTACTTATCAAGCATTTACTATTCAATTGAATAAGACTTTTGTTACAGTCGACAAAGGTGGTGCGCAAAATAGTCAATCAGTAGTACAAGACGTAGCGGCATCATCGTCACTAACTAATGCTCAAACAGTCTTTACTCCGATAGTTACTGCTTATGTAAAATCATTTGTGGTAGAAGAAATTACGCCAGGTTCCGGCATCGGCCGCTGGACATTTGTTGCTGATATACCATAACGGAGAAGTAGATGCCATATACCATCAATCATTTTAACGGGAGTGTTTTTACATCATTGGCTGATGGTGTAATCGACCGACAATTTTCGTCTAGCATTAATTTGGTCGGAAAAAATGTTACCGGATATGGTACTGCTCAAAATGACAACTTTTTATGGCTGTTAGAAAATTTTGCAGGAATGGCCGCGCCCATAAATCAAATACAAGGGCAACTTTGGTACGATAACAAATTAGATACTCTTAAATTAAAAGTATATAATGGTTATTCTTGGGATACCCTACTTACTTCAATAACAACTGCTACAACTCCTGCTTCTTCTATTGCAGGACTATGGTACGACACAACAAAAGATCAACTGTTTTTAGGCACCGGCAGTGGAACTAATTGGTCCTTGCTTGGACCAGAGTCAATTCCTGGTTTCAAAAAAACAAAATTTGAATCAAGTACATTACTAGACACAAATAATATATCTCATTCTGCTGTTCGATTGTTTAACAATGGAAAAATTTTAGGCGTTATTACAACCTCGTCTTTTAATGTTAAGAGCACACAAGATGTATATACTGCAAGTATTCGTACTACTATTGGTGGTATTAATCTAGTACCTGGTATAGGAATTCAAACAAATTATATCTCTGCTGGTGCAACAACCAGCACAGGCTCGTTGGTAGGTAAATGGAGTATTGATTCAGTAACTGTGGCAAATACAGTGACAACATCAGTATTATCAACCGGCGATTATAGTTCTCCTGGCACAATTACCGGTGATTGGGGACTTTCCGCTGGTTCAAAATTAACATCAACGTATGCTGACTTGGCAGAAAATTATACCGCAGACGACACCTATAGTCCCGGACATGTTATGGAGTTTGGCGGATCTGCTGAAACTACACTATGCCAAACTGATATGAGTACACGGGTGGCTGGAATTATTTCAACTGCTCCTGCGTTTTTGCTTAATGATCAATATGAACTTGAAGGTTATACTTATTCACTTGCATTGTCTGGCAGGGTTCCTTGTTATGTTAAAGGTACTATTAGTAAAGGTGATATGTTGGTGTCGGGTGCAGGCGGATATGCTCGTTCTGAATCAAATCCAAAACCTGGAACTATTATTGCTAGAGCAATCGATAGTTATGATTCTAATGAAATCGGTATAATCGAAGTTCAGGTTTGTAGAGGATAAAAAATGGCGTATGTAATTACAAAAACAACCGGGGAAAAATTAACCATCGTCAATGATGGCACAATTGATCAAACAACTAGTCTTACCCTTGTTGGTAGGAACTACAGTAATTTTGGTCAAATTATAAACGAAAATTTTGTTCAACTTTTAGAAAACTTTGCAAATACAACTCCGCCGAGTAATCCTATTGTTGGTCAACTTTGGTACGATTCTTCTAAGAAAAAATTAAGAGTAAACACAGGAAGCACATTTAATATCAGTGCAGGTCTTCCTCAATTAATTGCTTCTGATGCACAACCTTCCGGACAGACTGCCGGAGATATGTGGTATGATACTTCTGTGCAAAAATTATATTTGTATGACAATTCAAAATACAATTTAATTGGACCGCAGTATACAGGAATAGCAGAATTAAATGCAATTGTTCCTGCTCAGGTATTTGATGACCAAGGAGTATTACATTATATATTAAAACACAATCTAGAAAATGTGTTGACAGGAGCAGTAGAAACAATTGCTATTACAGCCGCTGATCCGTTTAAACTTGCACCAGCCGCAGTTACAGGTTTTGATTATATCAAACGAGGTCTAAACTTATATAGTGCAAATGCTAGCGGAGTTTCTAAACTCGGAAATGCTCAAACAGATACAATTTTATGGGGTACCGCTCAATCGGCCTTAAACTTAGTTGATACATCTGGTAACCCTAAGGTGTTTGTAACACAAGATGCTCCTGTAATTTCTGGATCTCTATTGCCAACTAATCCGGCCGCAGTTGATATTGGTAGTCCTACTGTACCTATGCGAGTAGTGTATGCACAAACCAATGTGGCTACTTATGCCGACTTAGCAGAACGTTATAGGGCAGATGCAACATACGAAGAAGGAACTGTGCTAGTAATAGGCGGGACACACGAAGTTACAATTTGCAGAACATATCAAGATGATCGTGTAGCAGGTGTGGTTAGTCTTTACCCTGCTTATGCAATGAATGAGGATATGGCTAGTCTTGAACCCCCAGAGCTTGTTCCTTATATAGCATTAAAAGGCCGAGTTCCTTGTAAAGTAAAAGGGCCAATTAAAAAAGGTGACCTATTAGTTACAAGCGAGTTTCCGGGACATGCTGAATCCAAAAACTCTGGATCTCCGTATATGGGAATCATCGGAAAGGCACTCCAAGATTTTCCAGGTGCTTACGGGATAATAGAAGTAATGGTATAATAAAAAAGCCGCGTTACGCGGCTTTTTTTATGCTTCGGCTTTTGCCTTCTTTTTAACTGTTGGGACTAACTCCTCGGCCTTTCGACGCATATCTGCGGCCTGTTTGGCTAATTTGTCTGCTTGACTGCGATAAAGTTTTGCCTGTTGCTCTGGAGTAGCGGCTTCTGGAACTGCAAATGTTTCTGGCTCTGCTGTAACAACTGCTGGAGTTTGTTTAGTAGACTCAGTTAACTTAGCGGCTTTTTCTGCTCTTGCTTTATCCCATTTGCTTTGATATTCCGATGGAGGTAATTCAACTGTTTCTGGAACTTTCTCACCTTCTGGAATAACTGCTAGTTCTTCTAGTGTCACTCCCTTTTGTTGAGCAATTAGTTTGTTCAATTCATCTAAAGGAATTTGTGTAGTTGTATTAGGCATTACAATAACCATGTTAGTAGCAACTTTTTTAAGGTGCCCATGTGTATGTAAGTATTCTAACATATTGCTTCCATCTGGAAACTTACGCACAGCGATAATATCGGCAAGTTCGTTCGCTTGCTGACCGCTGTCGCTTTCTAACACACTCAATAATGAGTCGTGAAGGAAATCAACTAAGCCCTGTGTTCCTACAACCAAAGCATTATGAGGGTCTCCTGGTAACGTTCTATAAACAATAACGACCCTTGCGCTATTGTTTTTCATTCTGCCGATATGTTTCATATTGTTTTCCTTTTATTGGGCCGCTTGTTGAGCTGCCTGAGCTGGTACAACGGCATTTAAGAAAGCATCAAGTTTGGCATAAACTTGACCAACACCCACCATTTCTGATGCTTTGAAAGTACCGCGAGTTGCGGAAATATCAATAATGGCTCGAATGTTCTGTAAATCTGTTACAGTTAATTCTGGTGCCTTTGGGGCTTCTTGTGCCGGAGCACTTTGTACTTCTTCTGACATGTCATCTCCTGTTATGTAAAATTGGACATCCTAGGCTAAACATAGTTAACTCTTTTGGTTCTTCAAAACCAACTTCGTAAACTGTAGTCATTTTGTTATCGTCAACTAAACCGGTGTTTTTACGAATACAAAAACGACTGTCTAAGTTTTGAAGAATCCAAAGTTCTAAAGTTCTAACACTAATATGATCTAGATCACGTAATGTTATCTTAGCAAAATTTGGAGGCATACGCTTCAACTTTCTCATTTCTAAGAGCGCCAAAGCATTTACCTTTCCTCTAACTAAAGCCATAATATACCTACTTTATTTATAATGTGCGTACTGACCGAATGGCGATTTTATGGTTTCGTCACCGTGGATAATAAACAGTGTATCGCAGTAGTCCTCGTCACCCCAACTACCGCAAGGATAGCCGTCTGTAAACATCACAAACTTTTTGGGTTCAATACCCATTTTCTTCATAAAATCAAAGTTTACATCAAAATCTGTACCACCACCACCCTTACATTCATATTCCATGATCTCGTCAGCAGTGTCTCCTGTAAATTGTTTATATCCATATACTTCTGTATCAAATGTCCACAAGTCTAATTTAAAGTCTACGTATTCATCCATAATGCCTTTAACTTCACTTAAGAAGTCTTTGGCCATTGCGTCACTAATTGAGCCCGACATGTCAATGCAGACACTTACATCTACAGTTTCGTCATTGGTCATACCTGGCAATATTGCACCACAATGTTGGCTCTTGCGGTTAGGGCGTTGGAAACTAAAATTACTCTTAAGAATACTTTGGATATTCATACGCAACAACTCACGCCAGTCCATTTTAGGTTCTGTAAAGTCTGAGATAAGACGCTGAACGCCTGCAGGCACCCTGCCAGCACCTGCGGCCTGTGCGGCACTTACCATTGCTTCTTTGATCTCGTCTTTAATTGCTTTCTTTTCTTCGGCTGTAAGTTTAGGACGGCCTTTGCCTTTACCACTGCCGTCGACTTCTTCACCTTCGCCCTCTCCTTCACCCTCACCTTCTCCGTCGAGGTGTTCGTCTAACAGTTCACCTAATTTTGTTAGATCGATCTTTTCTGCATTATCGTAAAGGTGTTGATAAATCTCTTCATAACTCCAACCGCGGTATTTGTTGTCTTGGTAAATCTTCATCCAACTTGGGCTAACACCAATACGCTCGTCTTTTAAGATTTGATTAACAGCATAGTCAGCGGCAATATTAGACAGAATAGGATCTCGGTTATCACGACGACCCAAATGGTCAAATACATTATGTAGAACTTCATGTGCGAAGCCAAATTCACACTCTTTGGGATTCATCTTGTCGACAAATTCCATATTAAAATAAAAGTTACGCCCATCTGTTGCCAGTGTCTGGCACCATTCTGACGCATCAATTAGGCTCATGCGTGTAGCCATATTGCCAAAGAAAGGATGACGCAACAACAGCCCCACACGGGCTGTGATCAATTTGTCAATAATTTTGTTCTTCTCAGATTGATTAAAGACTTTAGCGGGCTTTACTTTTTTGGATTTAGTGGTTGCTGTATTAGACATAGGTTACCTCTTTGTAGTGTATGTATATATTATATACTCTTTTTGCTAAAAGAGCAAGCGAAACAGGCCCTTTCGGGCCCGTTTTTTAGTTCTCCATTGCTTGGATAATGTACTTGCCGTACTTGTCGTGGAACTTGTCAAAATGCTTGAGTTTGCTAGCATCAAACGGCAGGTTGTAGGAGGTGAGGGCTATCTTTGCCCCCATAACAACCAATTCAGTTGGGAAATTATCCATCATAAACTTGAAGAAGTTGTCTGCCATACCATCCCAACCTTTGACCTTTTTCTGGTCTGCAGTTTGGAGCTCGTAGCACAGGCTAATTGCCAAAGAGTACATTGCTGAGATCTCTTTGATGTTGACTTTCTCAACTTTGCCTGACAAAATGTCTTCCGGCTTAGGCATCTGTTTTGCTACTTTACGGTGAGCCATAAACTTAATAGCGAGACCTTCACCAATTGCACCTGACACCAAATCTGTCAAAGTGTTTTCTGGCAAGTCGTCATCTGCCAACAACTCACTTACAAACGACCAACTACGGGGAGTAGCAAAAGATTTGCTGGAGCTCTTTGGATCAAAGTCGTATAAGTCACCTTTGGCAAAGCCAACATAACCAACAACCTGCTCATGGATACGATTGCTAACAGCCCACTGGTGCCAGTCTTCAAAGTCTGTACGCAATTCTAAGTGAACAAAACGGTTAGCCAATGGGCTAGGCATACGGTATGTAACGCCTTTGTCAGTTTCACGGTTGCCTGCGGCAACAATACTAACACCTTTTGGTAACTTATAAGTACCAACACGACGGTTAAGTACCAATTGGAACGCCGCCGCCTGTGTAGCAGGAGCCGCAGAGTTCAACTCATCCAAGAATAGGATAGCATTGGAGTCTGGGTCAGTGGGCAATTCTGCAGGAGGAGCCCAAGTCATAGTGTTTTCTACACTATTGTAATATGGAATACCTTTAATGTCAGTGGGTTCCCACAATGACAAACGAACGTCAATAACGTCACGACCTTGTTCGTCGCCAATTTGTTTAACGATGTCACTCTTACCAATACCTGGGGCACCCCATAGGAAGATTGGTCGCTGAATTTTGATTGCTTTACGCACCGCGGCTTTTGCTTCGTTGGGAGAAACTGTGCGATTGGTACTGATTTTTTCTGCCATTTTGAATCCTTAAAAAGTAGTGTTACTGTGTCTTTCACAGTGTATATAGTATACTACAAAACAGCAGTCTTGTCTGTGGCTTTTTTGCTACTTTTAAACTTTGCGTGGCCGAATTTAGCCAAATTACCCGAGAAAAGAACCAGTTGTATAGCCATGCGCTCGCTGAACACGTATACAGATTTTCGGTTAACATAGAACGGACAGTCAATAAACTTGTCTAGCCAAAGGATTTGATTGTTATCAAACTTTGGGTTCTTATCTTCCATGTCTATTTTGTAGGATTTAATATGCTTTTCAAATGATTCAAAGCCTGTATCCGTTAGCCGTAGCCCACCAACAGCCTTGTTCCTTTGGTTTACCCAAAATGTAGCGTAGAGTCTTTTGTAAGTTTTGGAATCGTCAGGGTAACCTAAACACTTAATGATGTATTTGGTTAGTTCAATCTTCTGATTCATCTTGGACTTTCTCACCTGTAGTTAGTTTATATACAGAAAAGTCCTGGCAATTAAAGGATTTATTGAGTTTATCGGCAAGATTAAAGGCATGACCGCTGTTTGAAAAACTAACCTTTTTGTATTTAGGGCCTACTTCAGCGGCTAATATGCTACTGGTTTTTAAGTTAACGGGTTTGTCTTTATAAAAGACAGCCCAAATGGCGTCAGCCTCTAAAACTTGTTCTGTTTTATAAGTATTTTTATTTGTAATTTCTAACAAAACGGTTGGCTTAGGCCTGCTCATAATAAGTATGCTCCAAAAGTGCATTCTTATTTATTGCAAATTAGCGTAAACCGCCCCCGTCCATATTAAGAGTAATAACTTCTTCAGTGGGAGGTTTTTGAGCAGATTCGTCTAGTTTACCTAATAACCTTGTCATTACCATGGTAATACTTTCCATCAATTGACTGGCCTCGTCAATTGTTAAAGTCATATTTTTTTGATTTGATTTTGACGCTATTCTCGCCTTATTGATAAAGTTTTCAATAGGAATTGTATTAAGAGGTTGCATCTGATTTTCCTACGGTGTTTAGAATTGTTCTCATTTCTAGTTCTGTTTTGAACGGACCTTTAAATGGATAACGCTCTAGTGTAATAAGTTTAGGGCAAAAACTTTTAACCCAACCTTTGCGGAACTGAATAACATAGTATCCAGCACAATACTGGCTTTTACTCTTAGTGCTCTTTGCATAGATAGGCAGTTTCTTAACTACGTTGTACAACGGACCGTACGGCTTAGAACTACAGGGATAATCGTACACTGAAAATTGAGTGGAAACAGGTGCTGTTTTTGTTTTTGCAAACGGTTCAAACTGTACACCTAATTTGGCAATAACTTCGTCTAAGGTGCCTACTTCCGTTTTAACACCCTGCTTGTCTACGCTGTAGATTTTCTTTTCTTTTCTAAGAGTGCCAATTTTTTGTCCGTCTTGTTCTAAGATCCAGCATTTTCCGTCAATGATAGGTTTAGCATTAATTAATTTCATTTACATACCTTGCACTTAATGGCTCTGCGTAACTTTGTACCTGTTCGCTAATTTTTTGTAGGTCGTATTCACCGCAGTATTTTAGCAAACGAATACCAACTTGGCTTAGATTTTTTTCAGCATCCTTAGATGCTTGTATTGTTTCAGTAATAAGTTTTTTAATATCGTCTGGCTGTGCTGTTAAATCGCATAACTGTACATTACGATTATAATCGTCTAGTACACGATGTTCGACACCTTCATGGTCAGACCAACGCTGGAGCATCATATTGTTCCAATTATATCCTCGGCTGGCTCGGTCAGCAAAGGCCTCACGGAGACCAACCTTATTCTTTGTCCCCTTCTCACGTACTCCCGGATAAGCAGAAAAGATGTTGTCGGAGGTGTCGCCACGCATACACTTCTCAAAGAGTAACCATGTTGGGTCCGGAGCGGCTTTTTCTTCGCCAGTTTTTTTATCTTTGACACGCTTACCCTTTTCATCAAAGTATCCCTCGTGTGTGGTTGTAATCTGCATCACTCCGTTATATTGTTTTACGTTAGGAGCAATTAATTGTGCAAAGTCACCGTCAGTTGAAATAATCACATGGTCGTCGTTGGGATGACTTTGGATGAATCCCGCAATAAGATCGTCTGCTTCTAATTGAGGGTGTTGTAGTACGGTACAGTTGGTCTTATTTGTAATAAAGTCTTTGAATTGATCAAATGTTTCCCAGAACACCCGATCTTCTTCTTGTTCGCGGGGCGATTGTGCGGCACGAGCATCCGAACGTTGACGCTTGTAAGGAGCATAGTAATCTTTGCGCCAAGAACGCCCTTCCAAACAGAATACCACATGATGACCGTTAAAGTCTTTCCATGCTTTGCGGACACTGCTCAATACTGTATGTATACTCATACCGACTTTATCTTCAGTTGAACCTCTGATGACATGTCGTGCTCTAAAAAACGTGTTTGCTGTGTCTACTAAAATATATGTCATTAACTGACCTCGGCTTTTCCGTTACCTAAACTTGTTACATCAACAAAACCAGACCCCCGTCTGTCCATATTGACCCCTTCTTCGGCTCCAACGTTTCGACAAAGTTCGCTGAACCATTGGTCCACAATCTCTTCGTCTGATTTACCTTTGTAACCTGCTGATTTTAATTGTAACACAAAGTACTCGTTCCAGTCAAGTTCAAAGAAACCGTTCCGAATATTTTCGCTATTAACATGAGTGTTTAATACTGCAACCCAGGGTTCTTTAGCAAGATTAGCACGTTCTTTTGGACTCATTGCCGCCGTTTCTGCATATAACTTTGCCTCTGCGGCTTGTATCACTGCTTGATCTTCAATTTCTTTAGCAACTCGTACTGCTTCTTCTGCTCTGGCTTTTTCTGCTTCAAGTTTTTCAATTCCAAACAACTGTCTAATAAATTTTCTCATTTCAAGTACCCCATTCATTTTTAAACAATGGAACTTGTAGTCGATCACTATAACGCCACCCTCGTTTCATTGCGGCAAGGGCAACGGATTTAGCATTGAGACTATAAACAGACTCAACACCACCGACAGGCATAAGATATACGTGACCTGTAAAACCCTCGTCTCTATATTCTTCCACTGCTTTTTCTGCATCTTTAATATCCTCTTCTGTTGCTACCACAAACTTTAAATATACCGTACCATAATTTTCGTAATCACAAACAACCTGCGGTTTAATAGCATCCTTCCATGGCTCGCCACTGCATGGTAGTTTAGCACTTACTGAGAATGTTATCTCTCTTTGAGCTCTCCACCTGCTTAGATATTCTTTGAAATCTTTGGTAAGACGCATTGTACCATTTGTTTCAAAAGTGATTTCTTTAAGTCCTGCCATGCATGGTTGATCTAGCAGGCTAGGATATTGCTTTTGCCAACCAAGCAATGGCTCACCACCTGTAATTACAAGATGTTCTTCTCGCCATTCTGTATACGGAAGTGTAGCAACAATGCTCTTAGCAAGTCCTTCAACTTCTATCATAGGACTCAGGTCCTTAAATGACGGATGCCAACTTGCATAACTGTCACATCCAGTTGACACTAACGGTAATTCTTTGTAGTTGCTGTACATATGAGCAACATGAGAAATTTCTTCAGCCTCGGCACTTAGTTCGCCGCGCGGCATACCAAAACCTTGACAGGTAAAATTACAGCCAAATGTACGTAAAAATACACTAGGCACACCCATATAGCGACCTTCGCCTTGGATGGAATAAAATAATTCCGATACTTTAATTTTAACCATTAGTTAGGTCCTAGATGAAATTTTGATAAAAATGCCTCAATCAAACAATTGTATTCTTGTCCTGTTGCGGGCTTAGTATAGTATACCCATGTTCCGTCTTCTTTGTCAACTACACTGGTAACATTAAATTGTGTTAAATCTGCTGATGTCCAAGTGCTAGGTACATCAATAATCTGTTTAGCCGGCATTATCTTTCCTTTCTGCTAGATATGATTCGTAGTGGATCCATTTGTTATTAACAAGGAATCCCCATTCACGTTTGCGTGGTCCTACAAAAAACAATGTCCATGGAGTAACATCGGGATCTAATTCAATACGATGATATGTGCTCATTTTGCCAAATCTAAATGTTCCTGCCCCACGCCATGTTTTTACTTCGTTCATTTTTCGACCAACTGTATCAAATACAGGAGTCCATTCCCAGTATCCACCTTTGAGAATAAGGCTGGCATAGTTCCAGGGATGATCATGTACATCATCTGGATCAGATTTTAAGAATTTATGTAGGAATACATTATATGGAAAGTTTACACGTTCTTTAAACAGAACATAATAACGTTCTAGATAAGGCTCTTGATCTGCCCGATCCATAATAATACGCTTACGGCCATTGCGTTCAAGCCAATTTAAAAACCATTTCATCGGGGTGCAAACTCCTGTTGTAGTTTAATGTTGTCAAAGAATTCTTTCTTCGTATCGCCATCTTCTTTGAAGGCACCTCTGAGCACTGTTGTCTGTGTTAATGAACTATGTGCCATAATTCCTCTATTTTCACAGCATCCATGTGTCATTTGAATGTACACGCCTAAGTCTTCTGCTCCGGTTGCTTTGCTGATTTCTCTTGCAATATCGTTACACAGTTCTTCTTGTAAAGTACCACGACGAGCGCACCACTGAGCAATACGAGTGTACTTAGACAAACCAATGAGCTTATTTGCGGCGATGATCCCAATATAAGCGACACCAGATACAGGCTGGTGATGATGGCTACACATACTGCGTAGTTCACTTCTAACCACAAGCATACCTTCGTAACGATCCGCCGAATCATTTGGAAACGCTGTTGCATCTGGTGCTGGGTCATATCGTCCTGCCATTACTTCGTTAAAATACATCTTAGCCAATCGTCGAGCTGTGCCTTTGCTATTGGGATCATTCTCGCGATCAATCAACAACCGATCGAGTACTAATTCAAATGCTTCTGCGGCCTCGTCAATTAGGCGTTCTTTATCACCTTCGTGCAAATAGTCACTGATGTTGTCGCCTGCCCAAAAACGTTTGTTATCACGTTTCATTTTAGTACGAATTACATCTGCAAAGTAGGCTTCTTCATAGCCTTTGTCAGACATATCATTGCCTGCTTTAATGTACACTTCTTTTTTCAAAGGTACATAGTTATCTGGTTTAAATTCTGATGCAGGTTTAAGTGCAGTGTCTGGGGTAAATTTGTTTGTCAATTATAATTCTCCGATGTTAAGGCAGTGGATTGCCAATTGTTAATAGTACACTTTATTTAGGTTTCTGTCAACCTCAGCAAAGTATTTTTCTTTACTGCGGCGTCAACTACATTCATATTTAGATTTAGGCTTTGAGCATATTTTAACAATGCCGCGGTGTCTTTGGGAAAGCACATACCACCAAATCCGAATGCTCCATCTGGGCCAGGAACCTGCATATGACTGTTGCCAATTCGTTTATCGGCTGTAACCATATGAGCAATCTTATCGTAGTCTAATCCCGATGCTAATGCTACTTTATATAATTCATTCATAAAAACAACTTTAGTTGCTAAGAAAGAATTAATAGCATATTTGGCCATTGCGGCTTCACCTATAGAGCAATAAAAAACAGATGATAATTCAGTTTGTGATTCTCTAATAATACGTTCTGCTTGATACCTGTGAGCAGATACTTTGCCTCCAATAAACGCAAATGTACCTTGAACATAATCTGCAACAGCATTTGCCGCAGTTAAAAATTCTGGAGCATGAACTAGGTTAGGATATTGATCGTTAAGGCGATTATAAACATCTGGCGGCGCGGTGCATTTACTAATAATGGTACCGTTATAGTCAATAGCACTTAGTTTAGATAACACATCTTCTAAAATACTTGTGTCACAATTACCGTCATCACCTTGCGGACTTGGAACACAAACAAATATACCATCACATGACGCTAAATCTTCATATGTATTAGTATACCCTTTAGCAGGGTCTAATAGTACCAATGGATGTGGACCACCGTACTTATCAAATGCCATTCTAATAGCGTGACCTACAAAACCTAATCCAATAATTCCAACCTTCATTTTATTCTTTCTAATAATAGTTTAGCAGAGAAAAAATTGCTAGTTAGATCCTCTGTTTGTTTACGTAATTGTGGGAGTCTTTGCTCGTAGTAATCCATATGAGTCATAATAGCACGGCACAAATCGGGACGATATACATTGTACGCATCCCAACTTTCGGTCCATTTGCTTTCATATTTAAAAAGGTCGTAATACATTTCACTATATGACAAACGATCTGGAACCATAGGAATAGCATCTACAATGGCACCTTCGTAGCAACCAATTCCTAATGTTTCTTGTAAACTACAACTGAATACTATTTTTGCCTCACCTAACAAATTATGATATTCATTTTTAGTTAACTCTTGATCTTGACAAACAACAAACTCATATTGAGGTAAATGTGTAGCCAAGTCACGGAAAATTTCAACCTGTTTCTCAGGAGCAATTCGATGTGGAAAAACAATGAGATTACGCTTGGGCATATTCTTGTACATGGTTAATGTATTATCCATATACTCCATAGGCCAACCTGTACGAACTATTTTAGGAAATCTTCCTTCAAATACTTCACGTAGATCTTCTTCAAACCAGGGATTTTCCGCAACTAGTCCGCTATTGAGCAAGTTACGCATAAACAACTCAATATGGAAATCTGTAGCAAAGTAGTTGTGATCAAAAGCATGGTAGAAACTCCTCTCAGCATTTCTAACCCAGGGTTTATCTCCAACAAGACGTCCAAGGAAATCTTGCGGGTCATAACTACCAGCATGCCACAGTCCATGTGTAGTTACTGGAATATTCAGTAACTCACTCATGTACTTTAGATTTATGATACCAGGATGCCAAGCATCAGTAAAGATAAAGTGATCGCCGGAATGAACGGCTCCGTCACAGAATAAACGACCCAAAGTTTCAACTTGACGAGACTTGTATATATTAGTACCGCCAAAGTTAAGAAACGCTCCTGGAGTGGTAGCACTAGGTATATCTGTAGGGCCGCATATAACTTGAACATTGTGTCCTGCCTTTCGTAAGAGATTAGGTACATGGGACTTCCATTGTCCCGTGTACCTTGTTTCAACTGATTCTAAATCAACTAAAAAGACCTTAGCCATTATCTATATTTTTTGTATTTGTTGTCAAATCTTGGTTTAAAATCTCCGCTATTTCTACGAGAGAAATATCTATACTCTTGCGACCTATACAAGTCGGCAGGATTAAAGGGGAGTAGATTAAACCTACAATAATCTAACCATGCGTCGAGGTCATCGAAGACCTTCTCCACTTCAGGTTTCATACGGAGAGTTTTCTGAACGTAGGCAGGAATATTCGCCATTTTTAATTTCCTTAATATTTGATAAATGAACCATTTTCTCCATCTTCGGAGACTTCAATCCAGATTTCACGATCTGGATACTTTTGTGAAATAGTGCCATACAATTCGTCTGACATCATTTCGCAACTTTTATAATCTAGTTTAAGTATACTATCTTTGTAAAGATTTTCCAACCAGCGTTTGAATTGAATGAACTCAATATCGCGATCGTTATGTACAACGCTAATCCATACTCTAAAATGAAAAATATGACGATGCGGAGTACCTAGGAATGATACATCGTATTCATCGCCTGTTGCTAGATTAGGATCAGTAGCCGCCGCTGGATAGCAATGGATACCTTCTTTTTGGAAAGTAGTCCAAATCATTTTATTTGGACGGATGTCTTGTTTGATAATCATAATGTTTTAAAGTGTTGTTTAAATGTGTCTCTGGTTGCGGCAATATTTTTTATTTTTTTCATAGCAGTGTTTGGAATACGCAGTCGATAAGAGTTGCTATGACCGTAACCATCTAATACTACCCATCTATTTTTGCTTTTAATTTCTTTAGGTAATTTATCTTTTGACTTTATTTTGGATTCTAATTGTTCTCGGACATCTGTATAACCTTCTCGTAGATTTTGTTGAATAATATCGATATCCATGTCGATCAATTTTACATCTGTTACTTCTAAAAAATCAGAATCCCATGTAATTTGATTTTGATTTTGTGCTTTATGATAAAATCTAGTATCTTCCCAATTTTTAGCATTGATAATGTTAGAGATAGTCATTGATCCCACAGTATGACTAGCGTTACTTCTTAGTTTCCTACTTTTTATATCAATGCGGAGTTCGGGTAGATCAACCAACCCGTTAGGATCAACATGATGACCCTTGTCTATCATCTCTCTCTCAAAATATTGACCGGCTGAACAATCCTTAGTAAAATTAGGGATTGACTCACCTTTTTCTATATTTTTTTTAATTTTACATACTCTCGGTTTTTTCATATTATCTCATCTCCTGTATACTGATCCCAATCTGTGAACTTGTCGGTTGATAAAAGGTCATGTAGCCTATGGCACCACACGCCCGGGTTAGTAGCGGCAAATCCTTTGTCGTCTATCTTTATTGTAGCATTATATCCTAGTTGTTGTAAATAGGGCAATTTTACCGAAACTTGCGGAATAAATTTTCTGTTTTCAGTTAATCCAGATTCTAAAAGACCTTCTGTTTCTTTTACATCAAAGTCTAAGGTACACCAGTAACCTTTATTCAAACAGGTAGTGATCATATCTTCCCAAAGTCTCCAAGTAACGGCATCATTAACACCGCCTGTACGGAAACTTTGATTAGCACCAAAATAAATGTGTTTGACATTCTCAGTTTTAGCCATAGACAACACTTCTTGTACATTTTGCACACCTACTACAAATAGAGTTTCCATTCCGTATGCAGGAGTATGTTCCACTTCTACTCCTGCAAAGAACACCACATTTTCTTCTATTTGACCGTCTTCGTATTCTCTTTTCATGCTTTTACCTCTTCCTCTAAGGTTCTTAGATTATCGTCATCTTGTTGATCAAACAGTGGTGTTCCGTCTGGAGCACGTTTCAAAAGAGGTTCGTCTTCAATAGTAAACAAATTATTAAATTCGTTTTGTGCAGGACCGCCTTGTAGTCGAGCACCTTCTAAACTACGTAAGAAAGATAAACCATCTTCAATCATTTGAAATGCTTCTGCTTTTGTTTTGGTATTAAACAAATCTTCGATAAAACTAGCAAAATATAAAATTCTACGTGGAACCCAGTCGCTATACTCTTTTTCTTTCTTACCTTCGATGCCTGACAATCTCCAATTAAGTTTGTGCTTGGCAATTTCAATGTCCATTAATTGTTGAGCACGTTGTACGGCAACAATATGACATTCAACATTATGTCCCATCATTAGAGCATACGCAAAACTATCCCAACTAGTTTTACCTTCTTTACCGATCTTGTTTAACATACCTGGAGCATAATGACAAATGTCTGCCATTGTTAATCTGCGTCCGACTTCGCTTTCGAACGGGAATGGTATGTTGCTTCCAGCAAGGGCTTTATTGTCTGGGGCTTTGTCCATAATAACACTCCACCTTTTTGGACTATGTTGGGCGTTGGTATAGACAAGTCCGTGCGCTGTTGCAATGAACGGTGAGGCGCAGTCAAAAGATATGGTAAGTTCTTCATTAATATGTTTCCTAATTTGACGTTGAATTAAAGTTAGATAGCATGACCAATCTAACTGTGCTGTACCCAAGAAGTGGATCCAGTTTTTGCTCGTTAGCAAACCTTCTTCTCTCATCGTCATTAGACGTTTAAGAGTAATATCCATTTTACACATATTAGCACCACCAAAGGCCCAACCTTCTGCTTCTTTACCTGCATAAGGACCTTTTGGATCGCTAAATTCTTTAACACCATTGTACCATTTTTCAGCAGTATCCCAATCACCACCTTGTAGTACATTAAGCCATTTAGTTTGGCCTAAACGATTATCTAAAAAATACTTGTTATTAAACCGTGTTTTTTCTAAACAATCTTCAAATGTTTTTAACCCTGTTTTAGGACTATGAATATGGTCACATGCCCAAGTAGGAACGTCAAGCATCATAGACCAGTCAGCAGTTAATTCTAACCACTCTAAAATCTGTTGACGTGTTTTGTTAGCACTTGCACCTTCAAAGTCTAACCAATCAAATTTAAGAACACCTTTACCAATCTGATATCCACCGGAGTCGCCTAAAATCATTGTGTTATTACGATCACGTTGTTGGATCATTGACTCTTGTGTAAGACTCTTTTGTAGATCTAATTGTGCGTGACCTGCTGAATACAAACCATACTTGTAGGTAAAATATCCTTGTTCTGGATTAAGAAAATTCATACCCTCAACACCGCGATCAAAACCTGCGGGGATACGATCGTCTGCAATAAACTTTTCTAAACGCTGTTTGGCAACATACGTACTGTAGAAACTACTAATGGCTGGCAAATAGACAGCATAGTCTTTCTGTAATGGGGTTAGGTTAACTGGTGGTTTTATCATGTTCTTTACTTAATATTATTGTAGCATCTAATTGTCGTTGTGCCTTCTTTAAATTATCCAATGCAAGATTGATAGCAAGATGTTCTTTGGCTAATTTTTAATGTATTGACCTCCAGTAATGCCCTTAAACATCAGGCGCCTGCTGGAATAATGTATTCGTACTTTACTAAACCGCTATCAATATTAATTTTCAAAGCACCGCCATCACTAATGCTCATCGAAGCATTTCCAACATCGGCAATTTTTAAAATGCTTAAGATAGGAGCAACTGGCCAGGCCCATGCTTTGCTCAGTTTACCTGTTACACCAGTAGCAAATACAAACTCACCGGCATGTGAGCTCATGTCACCAAATGTAAACTTTAATTTATCGCCATCTGTTTTTGCAATAAAAGTTATATGTTCATTGTTAGCACCCGCTTGGAATGCAAAACGTTGTATAGACTGCAATGATGGTTGAATGGTTATATCCCACTTAACACCATTAAATTTAACAGTCTTAAGTTTTTCATTAATCTGCGCAACATTCATAAAGCGATAATCGTTTTTAAAATCGCCGTCTTTGTTTTCAAAGTGAATGCCTGTTGGAATAGTTTCACCGTTGCGATCTTCTTGAACAATTTCAATTTTGGCATCTTCTTTGTATTCATTGCCGTCTAACAAAAATTTTAATTTGTTAAGTTGTGGCATTCCAAATGTTCCAATCATATCTGGATAGGGATCTGCGGTTTCACCGTACATAATAACAGTACGGTCGTCTGCCATTGAATTAATTTTGGTAGATGTTTCATCTCCAGTAATTTTAACAATGTTAAGAAAGCCTAAATTGTGTGTATGGCTTACGATATCTTTAAGTAGGTCTTGCATATAATTTCCTTTTGTTAAGTATATTTAGAATTTTGTTCAAAGTCAAATAAATTTTATTCAAAACTGAACAAACTGCTGAATGTATTGTTCTGTGTAGTGGACTCTAAATCCCACTCTAGAACTCCGATAAGATTATCAAGTTTATTATTGATAATTGTTGATTCCATTTCACTATGATTAAATGGTAAATCTTGAAACCATTTTGGTAGTCGTAACTCGTCTACCGGATATGCTACTGATGTAAAACCTAACGGATTATCTTTTATTTTACAAACAATAACTTTCATTCCGTCGACGATCTGTTGACTATATTTGTCACCGTTCATACGCTTCAGTGTATTCCAGTTAATACTAGCACGTACATGCCCGGGCATATTAGCCTTCCCTGCTTTCTTTTCTTTAGACTCGTAGTCGGTAATATTGTTAGCACGTTTTGGGCTACCTTTTTCCCAACCTGGCCTTGCTTTAAACTCAGTTCTAAACTCAGTAATCATATCAAGAATTTCTGCTTCTTGACTGCCATTTAGAACTTTAGTCAATACTTCCTCTAAGAACTTCTGCATAAATTCAGGAGTATCACTACGTTTAAGATCTAAGCCCATTGCCTTAATCTTGCCTGGCTTTCCTTCTACATCTAGTCGCTTGCCTTCCTTATCATAATACAATACAGCATAACGTTTCTTAGTAATAAACAACCCTTTAATAGCAACAATTTCTCGACCGGCTTTAATAACTTCACCGCGGCTCTTTGGAGCGTGATGAGCATCTGCCATATATTGCGGAAAGGTTGAGTTCACTTCTTCGGCAATGGTATCATATAATTGAACTACTGAATCTTTAGTCCAGGGAATCTCTTTCTTTTCAATTTCTCGTTTTAATGTATTGTAAGCACTAAAGTAAGCAGAGTCAGTGTCACCGTAGATAATTGATTTGCCTAAATGATTGTATTCGCCTGTAATTACTTCATTTATTTTTGAGGCCATATGACGAGCAATTCCACGCCCGGTAAGGGTGGTCGATTGTCCGATCCTATTATCAAAGAAACGGCACCCAACGTTAAGAATAGCACCATAAAGACTATTAAGGTTAATTTTCTTAACGAGTTGTCGTTTGTCCCAGTATTCTTCTTCAATTTTATTTTCCGCTTTAATTGCATCTTTTAGTTTGGCCTGCATCTCTTTACGTTCGGCATACCAACGCTTTAGTAATCCGGGAATAACACCTTCCACATCATGTGTAAAGATTGTGCCGTTAGCACTTAGCATCCACGGCTGATTACTTTCAAATATCAACTCATATATTTGTGCGCCTGACAACACATCGGAACTACCTGACTCCCAGTCAATAATAATTTCCTGTGCTTTATCTTTAGACATAACAAGTTCGTATTCATTACTACCAAACTTGCCCTCCCATGCCGCGGCAAACGAATTACCTTTGGCAATCTTGGCTTCAATTTCTGCTTTGGTATATGTTTGACGTAATTGTCCAACAATGGTTTCTGGACCCATGTTTAAGGCACGAATCACAGACGGATAAAGACTGTTAATGTCCATTGATCCAATGTAGTCATGCAATCCTTTCTTAGGATACGCAACATACGCACCGGCGGCTTGATTGCTAATATCTTCGTCACGTTTAGGACGACTAGGGACAATCATGCCTCTATGATGTGCTTCATTAATAATGGCCTGTTCTGTAACAGCCACTGCACCCATAGTGGTAGCCAACAGTACAGTATTCTCGTGAGCAACAGTATTGGCAAGGTCAATAAACTTTAACTTCTTGTCTAGTTTATCAAGTAGCAAACAGTCTTGTCTGTTGTATTCAATAAACTTCTTAAAGTCATTGTTATACAATTGATCAAGTGTACCTTCGTACTGTGTTTTATGTTCGCCTAGTTCGTATTCTGCAATAGCATCTAGTCGATAGGTATGACGTTCTTCATAGGTATATTTGCGATACAGTTCTAGGCTGTCTAAGTGTACACGACCGATGAGATCATATGTTTCCGCAGTCTTGCCGTATTTTTCGTATTCACGTTTCTTGGGAAACTTATCAAACAAACAAAGTCGCCGTGTGTCTTCTTTGCTCAGTACTTTGATAATGCGGTTAACAGTATAGGGCATATCAAAGCCTTCACTGTTCCATCCACTTAGCACATCTGCATCTTGAATAAGTTGTAGGAATGTTTCCAACAGATCGCCTTCGTTATCAAACAAGTGCGTGTTGGGAAAATCTTTGACCTGTTCTTCCGCCTGTTCCATAGTTAGTGTTTTGGGCGGAAGCGCAAGACATACCATCGTATCCATCCATTGTAGGTAAACAGCAATTGCAGTAATGGGCATGAACGGATCGTCCGGACTTGCATATCCACGCTCTGGATCAAAATCCACCTCAATATCCCAAAACGCTACGTTTAGTTTTGGTGCATCTTTGCCTAGATAGTTTTCTTCTAGACAACGGAAGATTGGATTAATATCATTTTCATACAGGCGACTGCTAGAAAATGTTTTTTGTTCTTTGATAAATTCTTTGTAACTTTTTGCTGTGACTCGGTTAAGTGTCTCGTTAAAAATTGAACGATACTTACCTCTAGCATCAGGATAATAAAACATATAGCGGGCTGGATAGTCCGTGTATATTCTTCCTTTTTTTGGATCTCGTTCAACGACGTGAACGATGTCCTTTTCGCGATCCCAGATCGCATCGACATAACTCATATTTTTCTCCTTGTCATTTGCGGCTGACAAATACCAGTATGATCATTTATGGCTGATCAAACCGTAGTTTAAAATAATATTTATTAGGATCCAACAATCATCCTAATTAATCCGACGGTATCGATACTGACCAGCAAGATGTAATTAGCCAGCATACCAAAGGAACGCCGACTATAAGCACACCAAGCGTATATAGCACAACCTGTAATCCAGATTGGGTACAAGACGAGAAGAGGAGGATTAGGCACGGTTGTGGCCATAGTGATAGCACAGCCAACAGATATAGCCCAAGCAATGACCTCAAGTAAAAAACGTACTCGATGGCTTGTGTAATCTTCTCGGATCCAGTTGAATGTTCCACTTAGAATCTCATTCATTAATTCTCTCTGCGATGTGAATGCCCGCTGATATCAACAATAGTTTCGAGATCATCGAACTCACGGAATACTTGATCCCAAGTGTCTTTCATTGAAACTTTAATTGCTTTTTTAATAACACTAGGCTTAACTTCTAGTTCTTCTGCTACTGCTTTGATTGTTTCGTTGAGACCTTCTGTTAGGTCTTGAATTTCCTGCATGACTGTCATGCCTTCTGAAACGATTTGTTTAATTTTGGCCTGTTCAGGGGCGCCGAAAACTTTGCTCATTTAACTCTCCTAGTTGATTAATTATACGCTACTTGACTGCGGAAGTCAAGTCTTTGGACAATTTAGCGTTTGAATACAGGTCCGCCGAGTAAATTAACTCCGCCACCTTTCTTTTTCTTCTTGCCGCCTAAGGGCATTGATACACTGGCAATAGAGCCAGAACTAGTCCCACCTGCTGATCCATCTTCTTTTAAGTTAGCAATATACTGTTCTCCTAACATGATCAGTTGTTGCATCTCTTCAATGCTTTCACAGTTCCAACGGCGTAAGGCTAGGGCTTTGGGAGTAGGTTTACCATTGGGCTTTTTCATTGGACCTTTATTGCCGCCCATTCTAGCACAGAATGATTTTCGACGGTTAGCCGCTTTGCTACCTGGCTTTAGTTTGCTGGGTTTGGTAGTAACTGCTGTTTTTAATTTACTACCAGGATGTTCCCGGCGATAAGCATTGACTGCCTTTTGACTCAGACCGTTGGTCTTGTCATGATGATTAACTTTGTTCCAATCTTCTTTGGCCAAACGCTCGCCAGTCTTTTTGCTGTACTTGCCTGACTCTTTTTTGGCAATGGCAATGGCTGCCTGCTGTGCGCCAGCGCCTTCTGTTTTTGCTGTTTTGGCCGCGTCTTTCCAGGCCTGTGCTGTGGGTGCTTTGGGACTTGATGCTGGTCTACTGGTGCCAGCGGCCTTGCGTTTGTTCACATTGTAGTAAAGACCGTGTTTCTCACCTTCCGCCACACCTTTTGAAAGATGTTTTGCATCCCCGGCTTTTTCCCATTTATCCCACATTGCTTTACCGGCACCAGTACGAAGACCACTTGGCTCAATTTTAAATCCCAACATTCTAAGATAAGCATACATACCGGCAGCAACACCTTTTCCACGATAAGCCGGATGCACATAAGTCTGTCCACTAACCATTCTACCACCTGACCCATAAGGCATGAACACCGTGTCGGCTATTGATTTCTTACCATCGTATGCTGTCATTTCTATCTCGCCCTCATCTGATCCAGTTAACGCCTTAGCATAGTATACATAATCGCCTATTTGTTGTTTATGGTTTAGTCCTGCAGGATTTATCTTACCTTCCGCCACACCTTGTGATTCGTTAGGCACACAGTTGCGAACCTGTCCACCATTCTTGCCCTTCTTGGTACCTGCGGCATGATGCCCTGGCCAGCACTTAGTAAAGCCATTTGAATCCTTAGCACCTTTCTTGATCTCATTCAAGTTTCCGTGTGTTTGGCACATACCGCAATCTGGACAAGTCATTTCCATTGTCATCATACTTTCCGTGTGTTTCTTCTTGCCAGCACAGTGAGCCTTTTGACTAAACCCTTTAGGGTGACTACAGTTGATTGAACTCTTATACTTTTGTGTCCATTTTTCATTTAACGCGGCTTCATCCATGGCTTTCTTAAAACCCTTGCCTGGTACCCAACCTGCTACAGGTTTGCATTTGCATTTGCCCGGAGCACAGGTACAGTTCTTCATGCCACATTGCATACAACGTTTTTCTTCGCCTTCCGCTACACCTTGCTTCTCTTTTTCTTGTTTGGCCTTCCAATCTTTTTCAAACTCTGCTTTAGCCTGATCAGCACGTTGACGACTAGCAGTAGACTTAGCCTGCTGGCGTTCCCAAGCACCTTGTAGTTTTACAGCCGCGCTTTTTCTTTTAGTTTCGGTAATAATTTCAAATGCTCTCATTTCTTTTTATTCCAATCTGATACCGGACTTACTGTATGCGTATCGTCCGGCTCAACACTTTTTGACCATGGAGTGACTTCTTTACTGTCTGAAGGAATAGTGTTCATAGCCGCTTTTAACATTTTATGTTCTTTTTCAGTATAGGGATGATGTGTATTATATTTTTCCACCCATGATGCCTCGTCCATATCAACAGGTTTTTCGCTTTCGCCGTCCGCCATGGCAGTTGCCATCATTAGTCTATTTATGTGATATACACGATCATAGCCACCAACATCGCGTGAACGCATAACACCCTGTTGAACATTAGCATGATGTTTGTGCATTTTGCCTTTGGTTTCAGCCATGAATTCTTTTGCTCGCATATTATCTACGGGGTTCGCCTCTTATTGCTGTTAACACACTATTTAAATAGTCTGCGGCTTTAGTTATCTTGCTTTGTTGCCAAGCATCAAGCCCATCTTGTTCACTACGTTGTTTAATAATATCAAATAGTTTTTTGGCGTTGATATAAACACTTTTTAGTTCGCTTGTAGCCATTGCAATTTCGTGGTCCTCTGATACATTATCGGATTGGCCAAATGGAGATACAGGAACCCATTTAGTTCCTTGTTTTTGTATCCATTTTTTAGGATCAAATTTACTGCGAATAATTCCTGCTACTTTAAGAGCATCTTCGATACTATCTCTATATCCCATACTACGTGCTTTTGGTTCGTCAAGATTATGAACCATACGTTGTTTAACTTTACCGGAGGTATTGTCATATATGTACCAAAGATTCGATTCGTCGTTTTGATATGCTTCAAATAATTGTTCTATTTTCATGATATACTTGCCTTTAACATCCAACCGTGCTTGCGATGCGCATCCATGCGCTCTGCTAAGAAATTACTAAACCCATGTTCTCCCGCGGCCTCAGCACGATCATATACCATCTTTAAAATCTTGATTATTTTTTCATTGTCTTGCAGTAGTTCAGCAACCATACCTTCTTTAGTAGGCAATTGATTTTCGTCTGCCACTTGAGTTAGCATACTAAATCTACTTAGGCTAGCAGGAACAAATGATCCTAAACTGCGAATTTTTTCTGCAAACTCGTCAATACTTCCGTAAACTTCTTCATAAATTCCGCCAAACAGTTGATGATATTCTAAGAAATCAGGTCCTGTAACATTCCAGTGAAAGTTATGCGCTTTCAGATAAAAACTGAATTCACTGGCAAAGGCTATTTTACTTGAGTTGAGCAGGTCTTCCATAATGTTATTTATTTTCTAAAAGGCGTATAGCACGAGACATTTCTCGTTCCCAAGCCTCGCCTATTTCTACATGTTTATGTTTGGCTTCTTTTTTCTTGTTCTTGTGTGCGCCAGCGGCACCACCACCAATTCCAGCCATAGCATTTTTGGCTACAGGATTGCGTGGCTTAGGAGGTTCGATGCCTTTTGGTTTTTTAGTGTACGTCATAGCCTTAACTCCACGCTTGTGTTCGTCTAAATCTTCATTTGCAGGAACACAGTTAGGTACTGTACGCTTACCTTTCTTCTTCATACCAATCTGTTTGTAGCCTTTCCAACATGCTTCATCTAGGCTTTCCATAGGAACTTTAACACCACGCTTCTGGAGTTCTTGTTGTAACGCCTGTAGTTTGTTCGGACTTCGAGAAATAGCATTACGTATATCACCTGCTATTTTGCTCGGTAGTTTTCTCAGCACATCATTTACTATGTCTTCTGCTTGACTACGTTGTTGGCCTATTGCAGGATCTTTAGGAGTCTTAGGAGCCTTTTCAACATCATCGTCATCTTCGTAATCGCTTAATTCTAAATCACTTAGGTATTGTTCGTATTCTTCTCTATTGTGCATCCAACGACGAGCATTGTTGGCTAAAGGAGCATAATTTAACTTAGCACCTATTTCAGCAAGTATATCTGGAAGTTCTTTACTGATAGCACTAAAGCCTTTAGCACTTTCAATTTTGCCTTTGATTTCTGTACCTCGTAAAAATTGTTGTAAAGGTACTGTGATCTTTGTATTCTGTTTACTTAGGTCATACAATTCATTTTGTAGTCTATTAAAATAGAATGTTTGGAACCAACGACTACCAACTCCGCCTGCAACCATACCAAACCCTTTTAGATCACCGTGGCTATCGTAATAACGTTTTGCCATATATTTCAGTGTTTCGTATAGAGAAGTAATTGGTTCTGCAATATCAGTTGCTATAGTTCTTAATGTACCTTTAAGTTCGTTCGACTCGTCTAACTCAATACTTTCAGCGGCACCTCCAACTAGGTCTCCTGCTCTTGCTGGACGATTCTTACTTGGTCCTGTGTTCTTCCATTGCCCTGCCGGCCCTAATTTGTTTTTCTTAGATCCTGTAAATGTGCTCTTTGACAGCATTGCTTCTGCTACTGGTTGTGGTTGCATTGGTATCTCCGGTTCTACTGTATTTTTAATTCCCATACCTTTTCGAGTAGTATTCATTAGATGTTTAATCCAATCTGTTGATAATTTTTTAGCACCAAAATTGCCGCCGTTAAATGCATCAGTCCATACGGCTAATTGTTGTTTTGGTTGATCGTTCTTTAAACTGTTGCGTAGTTGTGTAAAACTTACACCAGCACCACGTGGAGTTGGTTCTAGTTTAACATCCACATGTTCGTATCCTTGGAACTTATTAACAGCATTCATTAATGCATTAGCAATACTCATTCCTTTTTGATCTTCACCTACCATAATAATAATATTATCATATTTAGGTGGTTGGCCAGGACGGGGTTGTATTAATTCGTGTTTAATTTTTAATGTTAATGTTCCGCCCTGTTCTGTAACGGCACTAATATTGTTTGCATATTGCGGATATAGCATGTGCCATGTTTTAACTTTTTCAGAAACAGGTATGGGATCGTCTTTACCAACAGCATTACCGATAAACAAGTAAGGATCGCCACCGACTTCTTTAGCCTTGTTAATAGTTAAGGCAAATAATTCTTGATGTCCTTTATGTCCAGCAAAACTACCAATAGCCACTACAGCAGTTTTACCGCCTGCCTGTTGTCCGCCGGACAATCGTCTTTGTTGTGCGGCCTGTTTAGCAGCCATCTTTGCGGCTGTTTTGGTAGCAACAACATCTTTGAATAGATCAGTAGTAACTTTAACAGGACCGTTACGACTGTTTATAATAATACCTTCGTAATCTTTGCCTAACATATCTCTACCAACTATGTTAGGATGTGATATAATAATATCTGCTAACTTTTCTTTCATTGGTTGAATAACTTGGTTGGCCTCTTGTTTGGCTGTACGTTTGTTACTCAATATCATATCTCGTAACGCTTCAAGATTTACCAAAGGATCAATAATTCCTGTAGCATCAATATCCCCGTTAGTAGTTAAACTGTTATCTATAAAAACAGTTGAACCTATTTGTTTTAGACTTTTTAGTTCTTGAACAATTTGATCACTATCTGGATGTTGCTCGCCTGTGCTTGAAACTTGAGCAAAGAATGGAACCAATGCTAATTTGACACCGTTTGGAAGTTTATTGTACTTGACACTTACAAATTTAAGTTTGCCATCAATTTCTTCAGCCATAGGTACGTATAATACTTCTACATGTACCTTAACATCTTTTAAAAAGTCAGGACCTAATTTTTTATCAATACCGGCAATAGTTGTAATGACCTGATCAAACAATCCGTCATAATTTTGAGCACGTTCTAGTTGTCCGGGATCAGTAATCCCTTGAGAGTTTGCCCATGCCATACTAGCACCGGGTTCAAATATAGGACCTAATTTTTGTGGTTCGTAAAATGGTCTACCTGCTGAGTCTTTACCAAAACGTCCACCTAATCCGTCCACCTTGACGTTCATAGATACATTACCAAGATTCAGTTTACCGTTGCTACCTTTTAGTTCGTCTAATAAATCTAAAAAATCTATGTCCTTCATTTTTTGTAAATGAACAACACCTTTGCGTTTACTTTGAACTACTTCTCCTGTTTCGTCTGCTTCCCTCAATGACTCTGCTGTTCTTTTGTAAGTGGAATAATAAGTTTGAACCATCTGTGTTAAGTTAGAGGGCGGAGTCATTTTTAATCCTGCAAGCATCTTACTCACTGCGGCTTCTTTCTCACTAGCATCTCGTTCTGGATCGTTTTTATATAAACCCTGTGCCGCCGGTCCATACAACTTAATTAAAAACCCTTGTAATACTGTTTCTTTTTCTTCTGGGCGTAATACAGTATTCATAATTTCTAAGATACCTGTAAATGACCAAAATTTAGGAACCAGTTGTTTAACCTGTTGTGGAGTTATTCTATCTCCAAATAGGGTAGTTAAAATACTTGTTACATCATTATTATAACCACTAGGAGGTAATGCCTTCATAACAGGCAAACCGTCTCTAATCATTGGTTGACCAGTTTGTGGATCTACAACCGGTTGGTATTTGGCACGAAGCCCGCCACCTTCCTTTGAACTAACGGCAAAACTAAACATGTTATCTCTTACAGGTGCTTTGCCTTTAGTAGTATAGAATTCTTTACTGCTAAGTGTTCCCAATGCTTGAATAATCCATTTATGGAATACACCTTTTATTCCCTGTTGAAGATCTTCCCAAGCACTAGAGTGACTGAATTTAGACCAGTCAGTGGGTTTACTGTTTTCGTAATCTACAAATTCCAAGTCAATTTGTACTTTGATAGGAGGATCTTGAAATTCCCAAAGGCTTAAAAACTGTTCATTGCCTTTATCATAGCCTATTAATGTAGCACCACTTATTTGTTTGCCCTGCATTGCCGTTAAGAACTGCTGTAAATCAGGTATAAGTGTTTTATCAACTTGTGTATCTATGTCACCTACCCTAGGTTTAACTCGAGTAAATTCTTCATCCGGAATATTGGTATCAAAGAAGTGTAGACTTGATCCACTTAAAAATTCTCTATTTTGTAATACCTGGGCATTCCATAATTCTTTTTTACGAAGTTTTTTAAATGAACTATTAATCCCTAATAGCAGTTTGTTTAACAAGGGAACCATGAAACCTCGATTGTGAACCTGAAGATTTATAGCATCTGCTGTTGCACCACCGATGGTGGCATTACCACCTTCTGCTATTGAGGAGTTTGTTCTTTTGAATATTTCGTTAAGGAACAAATTAATCCCCTAACTGGAATTCGCCTTTGAGTATTTCTTTGTTACACTCGTTAGCAAATAATTCACACATATCGTGGCGGAATTTTTTATGGAACATCTTTATAGGATCTTCCATCATTTTATTATGATGATAGAATTCCATACATCCTTTAGTTACTAAAGGTAACCAAATTGAGTTTTCATGTTCTTTAGTAGGATTACGATGGATTTGTTGAGCAATAGGAATGAATTGCTCTTTATGGAGTTTATCGTTGTGAAGAATGAACTCGTATATTGCTTCCGCAAGTTCGGCTTCTTCGTATTTCTTTTTATGTTTTTCGTCTTCTTTTTTAGCGCCAGCGGCGTCATAAGACCCAAAAAATTCGTTTAATAGCATATTTGTGCCCCTGTATACTCCAGATAGAGTATTTAGCAGGATTTTATTAGTAATTAAAGTTGATGAATAGCACGGTGCCTTGCGTACAGGTTACAATAGCACGGGTATACGAAAACAATCCTGTAGATATTAATGAATCAGTTCTAAGACCATTTCCGTTCATGCTGTGTCCTAAGCCGGATCCTGCATTATATCCAGGACTTGCTTCGTTGTAACTGAATAGTCCGTCATCTAAATCAAACCAGTCTGTTTCTGCTGGATCTAAACTCAGTGTGCCTTGCAGAAGAACAGTTCCTAAAAAATTAGGAGTGTTTGTAAGAGCAAATGTCTGTTGACCTGTAGTGGTACCGTAATATCCGGGACCTTTTTCTTGAAAACTAACAAAAGTTTTAGGACCATGCACTCCGATAGGATATACTGGATAACTTGCGGCCGCACTTGTAGCGGTAGTTGCTATTCCTGTACTAACAATGAATTTGTATGTTTTACTGAGTGCTGACATAATATAGGTTCTTAAACCTATATTTATGCCGCCTCTTCGGTGTCACTTGCAATGTATTCTTGGATATGTTTGATGTTTGTACCTAAGAATAATGCGGCCATTGAAGTATCACCTTGCGTTTTACAATAAAAGAAGGGATTTTGTACATACCAAGTTAATCCGGATAAAAATCTAATGGTAGATTTGCTGATGCGATATTGTTCTTTACCATATATCCATTTCCAAAATTTTTCTCGATCAAGATTAGGCATATTTTCACGTAGTGTAATCCTGTATTGATATTTTTCATACGGCAATGTGTTAACCAATATTTTTCTATTGTTGCTTAATAAAAAATCTAAAGATTCTTTATCTTTAGGTTTATAAACAGCATCGATGAAATCTGGAATTCGTTTAACGAGATCGTCAACAATTTTTTCGTCTGCACAGAAAAGGCTAAAGGTACTATTCTCAGTTCTAATTTTTATACCGAGATCTCTTTGTTGAAGAACATACCTTTCAATTTCCCAGGCAAATCTTCGAAATTGAGTATTGCCTATGGCTTTAATACTTTGACCTGGATACATTGCAGGTTTAATTTTAGAGCCATTTTTAAATTTGCCTAACATTGAGTATGTAAACCCATGCCGGTCATATCCCAAACATCCGGCATGAGGTACATTACATTCTACCTTATAAGGGTATTTGTTATAGAACAGTTTTTCAGTTGGCAGGTACTTCATCGATGTTTTCTTTTATAGGCACTACTACAGGTAGCACTTCTACATAGTTTAACACAATTTTATCTTTACTACAACCTACTTCTACAACTCCGCCATTGGTAAGATTACCAAATAGGATTTCCTTACTTAATGGCTTCTTGATCATTTCGTCAATTGTACGTGCTAGCGGTCTAGCACCCATTTTACGATTGAATCCTTTCTTGATTAATAACTCTGCGGCATCTGCTGTAAGTTTAACAGCAACATGTTTGTCTTTAAGTAAACTGTTCAATTCGTCGATAAACTTCTTAACAATCTTGGCCATTGTATTATGATCCAACTTGCCAAACTTAATAATGCCGTCTAAACGATTACGGAATTCTGGTTTAAAGAAGTTGTTGATAGCATCTTTGCCGTCATCATCACGTTCTAAACTTCCAAAACCCACTGCGTTCTTTTCAGCGTCCGCGGCACCTAAGTTTGAAGTCATAATAATAATTGCATTACGTCCATCTGCTACTTTACCGTTAGACCCTGTAACAAAGCCATTATCCATCAAGCCTAACAAGATATTAGCAACACTTGGATGTGCTTTTTCAATCTCGTCAAACAAAATAACGGCATTTGGATGCTCTTGTAGTTTAGTAATCAATTGACCTGCATTGTCCTCAAAACCAACATAGCCCGGAGGAGCACCAATGAACTTGGCCACCGAGTGCTGTTCTTGATATTCGCTCATGTCAAAACGTACAAGTTGTACATCTAAACTAGCGGCTAGAACTTTAGCAGTTTCAGTTTTACCTACACCTGTTGGGCCAACAAACAAGAAGTTACCAACAGGACGATTGATTGATTTCAATCCTGCTTGAGCAATATAAATCTTGTCTAGTAAAATTTCAATTGCTGATTCTTGCCCAAATACTTTACCACGCATATTCTTATCAAGGTCTTTAAGATTCTTGTTTTCTTTTGCGGCAATACGTTCTACTGGTAAGTTTGCGGCTTTACTAACTTCAAATACAATTTCATCGTGATCGACGATGCCACCTTCTACATCTTTAATCTTAAAACGAGCACAGGCACAGTCAAGTAAGTCAATTGCTTTATCGGGCAATTTCTTATCAGTCATATATTTGATACTATACTTGACTGAATCAATAACTGCTTGATTAGTAATCTTAACACCGTGATGTTTTTCGTAATACTTTTTAAGACCTTTGATGATCTTAATAGCCAATACTTCACTTGGCTCATCAATTGTAACACGTTGGAATCGACGCATTAGGGCGCGATCTTTTTCAAAGTGTTTACGGAATTCTTCCCAAGTAGTTGAAGCAATAACCTTTAGTACACCTTTGCCCAGTGCTGGTTTCAACATATTTGCCATATCGTTGCTACCACCGTTAACAGCACCAGCACCGCTCATCATGTGTGCTTCGTCAATAAACAGGATACACTTACCTTTTTTCTCAAGTGCCGCCAGTACCATCTTTAGGCGTTCTTCAAAGTCGCCACGATATTTGCTACCAGCAAGCATAGCACTAATGTCTAGGCTATAAACAGTATGCTCTTGAATAAACTTTGGAACATTACCTTCGACAATCTTTTTAGCCAATCCTTCTGCAATAGCAGTTTTACCTACACCAGGATCGCCAATCAACATTACATTAGACTTTTGTCGACGAGCAAGAATCAGTTGCATGTCTTCAATTTCTTTTTCACGTCCAATAACTGGATCAATCTTTTTCTGATTAACCTTGTTGTTTAAGTTAGAACAATATTGAACAATCATACGCTCAAGTTGGTTATTGCTGGCATCGCCAACTTCTTGACCTTCTTGTACAATTTCGTTGTTTACATATTCGATAAACTTATCTTTGTCAATTTTTGCCTTACGCATAAAGAAGTTAGCAAAACTTTTCTTTTCACTAAACAGGCTAATAAAACAATCAATTGGCTCGATTGTTTGACGTCCACTAAACAACACTTGTGTAAAAGCACGATTTAACATGCGTTCAACTGTATTGGTTTTCTTGGGCTTTTGATTTGGATTTGCAGTTTTAATATCTACTAGGTCAGTTTCAATGAACTTTTCAAGATTTTTCTTAAGTTGATCAACTTCGGCACCGTAGTTTTTTAACAATTCGTTAAACTTCTGGTCTAGAACCATACTGTATAAAAAATGTTCAAGGGTAATATATTCGTGTTGTTGCTTTGATGCAAGACTAACTGCACGTTCAAACATTGCCTCGAGATCGCTATTTGGTTCTAACATTTATTTAAATTTCCTCTTTGATTTTGATTTCTTAACTGCCATCGCCCATTTAAGTGGACTGGTCCTATCTTTATATGTAATGCCTTCTAAATGATCTAACTCATGTAAGAAACATTTAGCATTATAATCTTCTAATATTTCAGTTTTGGTTTCTCCTGAAGAAGTTTTATAAGTTACTTGAATTGCCTTAGGACGTTTGATTTTAACATAAACTCCTGGAAAACTCAAACATCCTTCCTCCATATCGTATGTATCGTCGGTGTGTTTTTCAACAATTGGATTAAAAAATGCTTGTGCTGTATCCGGACTATCACTATGCCCCATAGTAAACACACGAGTTTGTATACCCACTTGATTAGCAGCCAATCCAATTGCCTTATTAGCAAACATAAACTCGATCATTTGTTTTTCTAATTCTTTTGGATCCATAACAGGATTCTCAAAATCAAATTCTGGCATACGTTCAGCCAATATATTATTTGGAAAAGTTATAAGTTTCAACATACTAATATTTAATTTATAAATTGGCGAACAAGATCTTTTTGTTGATCTGTAAGATTTAGGGGTATTTCTATGTTTACTTTAAGGAATTGGTTGCCTTTAAAATGATTTTGATTTAACATAGGCATGCCTCTTCCCACTAGTCTAACAGCCTGACCAAATTGTATTGCTGGAGGTATAGCAACTCTTAATTGGGTTCCGTCAATACAAATAAAGTCTCTTTCAGTTCCTACTATTGCTTCCCATACACTTAGATGTATTTCACTGTGTAGGTCATCGCCTTGTCTGGTGAATCGATGATGTTGCAATACATTAATTTGAATTAGCAAGTCCCCAGGCGGTGCTCCTCTAATAAAACTATCCCCGGCGCCACTAACTCTTAAAGTTTGCCCTGTAGCAATACCTGCAGGTATTTTAATCTCTACAGTTTTAACACCATTAGGTAATTGAATATCGGTAATAATTTCTT